GAAGACCCGGCTACCACATAGCGTGTCTTGGTCTTGCCCAGCACTACCAGCACGATCAAAGACCACATAAGGTGTAACCGGTTGCTTGCGTGATATCGGGTCTATCTGTGGAGCAATGGTGTTATAGATTGACATCTGGAAACCGTTGGGCTTGTTATCAGGTGCAAGCAAACCCATCAAGGTAGCATCACCTGTCAGGGTGTCGTAGATCCACTGCTCAATCACGGCTGGTTCAAATGCCATTACTTGTTACCCTTCAGAATAACTTTTACCGCAGCTTGAAACGATGGCGCTACCTTTTCAACCGCTGGACGTAAGAACGGGCGAGCCGGTACGTGGTTGCCAGCCTTTGACATCCAACCAAGTTCCAGCGGTATTCCATACTTTGCATTCACGCGTACCTCGGCAGATGTCTTGCCGGTCATCTTGTTGTAAATGCTTCCAGCCAGAATACCGGTGTCGCTGTTAGGTGGAGTGCCGGGAGGGCTTGACCAGTGGGGATGTTCTTTACGCCCCGGATACTTTTTGTATTGCCCACTCGACATCTCTATGCTTTGTTTTGCGTTGCCTTCGATATCAGCTGCAGCATTACCTACAGCAACAGAAAGTTGGCGTAGATTCTTTTGATAAGAATCTAGCCTTACTTTCTTCAGGCTTACCGACATCTTTATCACGGAGCAAGAACCTCAATCTCAAGCGGACCGAACCTGCGTACCGTGGTACTTACCGTGAAGGATACGGTTATCCGAATCATCGCTGCAGTAGGATATGCAGCCGGGTTGAGAATGCTCAGAATACCTTGTTCGCTGTACTGCTTTGTAAGGGTAACGGATCCACTAGGAAACGTATAAGCCGACCCTGTAGCAATGTTGGTAAAGGTTACGCCTAGAGTGCCAGTGGTAATGTCTACCGGGCTGCCAAGTTCATCAACCAAGCGAACCACGTAACTGTGCCAATCACCGACCCACGCACTGGCTTGTATTACCTGTTGAGGGTCTTCGGTTAGATCAAAGATAAGTGCCATTAGATATCCCTCACATAGATGCGGAGTGGGCCGAACACCTGCGTGTCGTTTGCCGTTGTTGACCTTGTAATCGTTGCAGTGTAAGTGCCAGGTACGTTAGTTACCGTCGTATCAATCGTAAACTGCGCCCTACCATCAGCTGCATAGGTTGCCGTACAGGAGTACGTGTCAACCAGCGTAGCACCACTGTTGTAGACCTTAGCCGTTACCGTTGCAGAGGTGATATCAATCCCTGCCCCATTGTTGTCTACACACTGAACGTCTACGCCGTGCTGTGCGCCCTTCTGGATGTCAAGCGGATCAGATGCCCCAAGACCGTCAGCCCGCACCTCAAAAGGCCCCATGCGTACCAGAGCGGCAGAAGTTACCGGGGTAACCAACTCCGCATTCACGTACTGGCCAAACGTACCTACCGTTGTGTGTCCGCTTCGAGCTTCGTCCCAGACAGCATCAGCGATAGCGCCAGAGTTGACGTTCACATTGACGTACTCACCAAACGTGCCAGCCGTTGCATATGCAGAGCGTGAAGCATCCCAGACCGCTGCGGCTGTCTGCGCTGCCGTCAAGCCACCACTTGAAAGTGTAACGGTCAAGACTGCTCCATTCGTACCAGAAGCACCTCTGACGACAATCGTGACATCAGATGCACCAGCGGCAAAAGCAGCATCGGGAACATCCAAACGATACACGCCCGGCACGAGGCTCGACGATATCTCTGCAAAGCCACCAGATGTCCACGCGCCTGTAGGTGTCTGCGTGACCAGCGTGATAGCCACCGGTGCTTCCCGGTTGCGAACGTAGTATGCCGATAGGCTAGGTGATGCAAACGTCAATCCTATTACACCTAAGTACAACTCGATACTTTGTGATGTGCTGGCGGGGGCGATTGTGATAGTAGACGCGTTCCGTTCGGTAGGAATGTATGTACTTGGAGGAGCATAACTGTTAAACTCAGCCGCTCCAATAGTTGGTGTGGTTGGCGTGTTCCACGTTACGCCATAAATGTCAGTAGCAGGAGAAAGTGTGTTTATACCTGTATTGATTTGTAAACCTTGACTTGTAATAGGTGCGACAAATGGGTAGTTGGCCCATCCTTGTATTCTTGAAATGTCTCCATTTTTGAATGCAAATGCATTTTCATATGACGTTACAGACGAACTTACATTTGTACGGGTAATGCTTCCAAATAACACGTTATACGTTTGTGTCATTTGATTTGTTGCCCCTGCGGTTAAAGCTACATTGGATGCTTCTATATAGTTATTCTGGACAATCGCAGGGTAAGTACTTGAACCTTGATTGATTACACCTACGCCAGCATAACCAGAAATATAACAGTTATTGACTGTTACTCCACCAAGCGTAGACGCTGGATCGGAATATATACGTACTCCCTCCATATTAAAGAAACTGTTATTCACTTGAAAAATGCAGTCTTCAACACGAGTCTGTGAATCCCATTGACCAGCAGCGGTACCAGTGCCTTGTATGATTACGTTTGTATTCAGAAATACACATTTACGAATTTCTGGACCACGAACGTTATATGTTGCCATAAAGTGAATGCCGTGATTCTGCGTAGATGTTGAAGTCTGCTGAATCAAACATTTTGTAAATATTGGGTAAACGCACGTCAAATAAATCATGGAACCGTATACAGGAGCACTTCTGGACATATACCCAATGAAAGATATATTTTCAAATGTAGTGTAATCTTTATTCCAGTTTAACAAATAGGTAGTAGGCCCAGATGTATTTGTCGCATACGTTGTAATGATTACAGGGCCTTGGCTAACACCTGTAAATTGCGTTGATGACGTGTCTCCAATGTATGAAATGCGTTGAGCATTACTTGAAGGATTTGTAAAAGTCGGAGCCAATCCCGGCTCACGATAAATACCCGGTGCAATGTATATAGTGTCACCCGGAGCCACTGCCGATGTTATAGCCTTGGCAATCGTTTGCCACGCTTGACCAGTAGCAGGGCCAATGCCTGTATTAGCGTTACTTCCGTCAGTTCTAACGTAATAGGTAGCCATTACTCGGCATCTCCACTGGTAATCTCTTGTGCCATAATCGTAGCAAATTCATTGACGATACCAGCCTGAAATGCTTCGTCCTGTTGTACCCACCATTGATTGACCGATGTCCCATTAGGTCCAAACGTGCCAATGATGTTCCCGTTGTCATCTTCGATATCACCAAAGACACGCCAGTCGGTTGATGGTGCTGGTTCCTTTTCAATGCGGAAGTTTTGCAGGTTCATTTGCCCACCTTCAGGCTGTTCGCATTCGTACCCTTGAACGGCATCGTGAGGAACGCCAGCACAGAACTCACCGCAGCGGAGACACCCGCCGCTACCGCCTTGCTTCCGTAGAGTGCCAGCACTGCGCCGAGCTCGCTGATGTCGTGTGCTTCGCTTGTCCTGATGCCATCGCCGAAAACGCTGGTAAAAGCAGCTGTAAAAGCCACGATCACAACGACCACGAGTCTTTTGATACTGATGCTGTTCATCTTTGTATGATCGCCTCCAAAGCGCTGACCTTGTTCTCAAGTTTACCGAGCCGTTGCTCGATGCGGCGCACTTCCTGCTGTTGTCCATCGAGTGTCGAGATGATGTGTGCCACCTGAGTCTCTAGGCGCGTCAACCTGACCTGTATAGCCACCCATGCGGCACCGATACTAGTAACGGTTATGAAGGCTTGTATGCCGATAGGAACCCACGCCTCTGCCGTCATGATGTCCGCTCCACTAGTCCTACGTGCTGTACCAATAATTCAGTCTGTCCAAAGTCTGTCCCGATGACATCGTAATAGCGGGCATCATCACCCACCCGGTAAACCCGGTCTTGCGGCATCACGTCAGCACTAACAGCGACAATCAAAGTCCACTGTGCAGATGACTGGATACCACCGCCTACGATAGATTCTGTGTCGCTCTGGTTGGTTAGCCTAGCGTTGTACTCGGCAACCTTGCGCCATGTCTCAGTAGCGCCGCCCCTGCCGTCTTCGGTAAGCGTGAAGCGATGTATTTCTACCCGGTCTTGGCAAAGGTTGCGTACCATGCCTGCTTGAAGGGTTGCGCGGAGTATCGGACTCATGCGAACACCAACGGTCTATATCGCTCTGCCATACTTAGGCAGTGTGCTTTCAGTTGGCTAAGCTTCACATCGCTTGTGCCTTCCTTGGCATCAATGTCGCTTGCGCAACGGCTAGCCTTTATCATCCACGCTTGGCGGGTTGCTGTACGAACATCGTAGCGCTCAACGTTGATCGGGCCTTGGTCAACCCACATCAGGGTAGGGTCTCCTGTGCCATCTTCGAGGGTATAGCCCCTGACTTGGTAAGGAGAATAAACCGGATAATCAGGTTGTGTCGTGCCTGACGTACCGGCTACGCGGCACTCATAAACTCTGCCATTGGGCGTTGTAGGCACTACACGGTCACCTACTGCGTAAGTGGTTGATGCTGCCCACGTGGTGAACCGTGAGAAAGAATCCAAGATGCTCCCTATGTCGGTTGTGGACATCTGCGGATAACTTTGGGCATCAACAAAGAGGGATACCTGCGCTATCGCTT